AGACCCCCAGGAGTGTGCGTCGCCACACCGGAGCCAATAGACCAGCCTCCGCCCGGCCCCCAGGAGCCAACACTGGAGAAGTCGCCCTGGGAAACCAGGTTGACCCCCGTCGCGTCCCCCACGTCGATGCTGAATGCCGTGTTCCGGGCGACGGTCTTCGTTCCGACCTCGACTGCCGTGTTGAAGCTGGCGCTTTCCTCGGCCCGGAACACGGCCACCCCAACCGCCAGGTCGGAATCCGCCGAGGTGCCGGTAAAGGTTGCATGGGCGGCATCCGCCGTGCCTGCTACGCCGGTCAGGCTGACGCCGTGGATGATGTTCTCTGCCACGACCCAGGGCGACGTTCCGCGGTCCGATACCGTGCGCACGCGGAAGTCATTTGCCACGGTCGGATCGAATCCCAGCACGTAGCCGTAGACGTCGCCGCTGCCGTCCAGCGAATCCGGGTCGATGCTCGACGACCCCTGCCAGTTTTCATCCGCCCCCTGCGACACATCGTAGGGCCGCCACTGTGCCTCATAGCGCAGGACGCCCGACGTGGCGGATGGCGCGAATGTCAAACGCTTGCGCGCGACCCAGCTGCCGCCCACCTGCGCGTCATCGTCGGTCACGGTCAACGCGCCGGGTTCCTCGACCCCCGCGCGCTCTCCGTTGTAGTCGGGATGGTCGATTGTCACCTCGTCGACAGTTTCATCCCAGGCATAGATCGCGTCACTGTATTGCGCCAATTCGACCGGGCAGCGCATGGCAAAGGCGTTTTCCCCGACCGGATCGACCAGCGGATGAATCGTGGTGATCTCGAATGTCCCGTTCAGCGAGGCATAGGGGGCGGGCAAGGTCAGATCGACAACCGACCCCTCGGCAAATTCGATGGCGGATGGCGGGGCGGTGAACTGCCGACGCGCCTGCAACCGGACCTTGTTGGCGTAGATCCGTTGCAAGCGCTGCGCCTGCCCGTCGCTGGGACACATGGACAGGTCCAGGGACTTGACCGATGGCTGTGCGCCGTCCTGCGCCAGCGCGCCGGGGATCGTGTAGGGCTCCAACTCGGCAGGGTCGTACCGGCGGGCGGCAGGGGTATAGGACACGCGCACCTCTGTCGCGCGCTCGGAGTCGGGCAGGATCGATGACCCGCCTATGGCGTCGAAGAACGTCGTGATCGCGCCGGATGTATCGCGCGGCACGGCCGCCACCATCCCCAACTTGCCACCGATCCGGGAAAAGCGCGCACCCGAAGACAGCAGGATCGGCGCGACGATCGTTTCCAGTTCGCCCCCGTTGTACATCACCAGGCCCGACAGGACGTAGCGCGACTCGGTGCCGCCTGATTTCAGGTCGACCGACTCGTCGCAGGCGTCTGCCGCCTCTTCGAAAGACCCCGTGTCGATCAGCGCCAACGGATAGGGCCGGATCGGGTTCTGCATCAAAGCGTCAAGGCCGACCAGCGCGGCGTTCTGGCTCCACTCCCATGTGTCGGGATCTGCTGCGTCCTGCGCCTCGTCCCGGGGGTCCCAGACCTTCGTGAACTTCCCGACAACATCAAGCTGCGGAATGGTGCTTGGCCAGCGTTCGTTGCGCCCGCCAATGTCGCCGCGATGCATCCTGGCATAAACAATCGTGCAACCCTCGCCGATGTCCGTGTCCCGCCAGAGCAACTCATCCTCACCCTCGGACCACCCTGCCTCATCCAGAAAGACCTGCGGCGGTTGCGTCTGATCGCCCCGCCCGATCCAGATGTTGACGTGGTTCACGAACGGTTGCCCCGTCGCGACGCCGCCATTGCCGGAGAAATCGTAGGGGTCGCCCGACAGTGTCACCTCCCGATTGTCGAGATAGACCGTGAAATCCCCCTCGGACGGGCGAGAGTTCACCACCCACGCGGCGTAGGCATATGGGCCGACGATAGGCCATGGCACGGGGGTGCCCGGCGCGCTGGTCAGACCGTAGACGTGCCTCTTGGGCGGGCGCGCGGTCGGGAACCGCAATTGACGCTTGATCTCCTGCTGCTTGAACGACGGGATGTCCGGCTTCAGCGCGTTGGCCGCAAGACCGAGCAGCGCAGCGCCGATCGCCGAGGTGGTCAGGACACCGGCGATGATGCCACCCGAAAGCGCGACGGAACTGCTGGCCCCCAGCGTCAGAAGGGCGGATGTCACTACCGAGGCCATGTCGGCCCCCAGGAATCCGCATCCGACTCGAAGATCACGAAACCATCCTTTCCCTTGGCGGCCCACCGCCGCCCCTCGATGCAGATACCGACCACCCAGGGCCAGCGATGCCCCGGCAGAGACACCTTGCCGATGGCACCGGGCACCGGCAGGCAGGGCGTCAGCCCCCGCTCTGCCGCAAAGTGCACGATGTTCCCGCGCAGGCCATTGAAGAACCGCCGGGCCTCGCGCTCGGTCCCGTAGGTCAGCCCCGCCGCCGGATCGAACCCCCAGAGCCGCGCAAACGCGCGCCCGGCAGACCGCGCGCAGCAATTGACGCGCCAGTCATGCGGGCCGTCCATTTCCTCGGTGATCGCCTGCACGACCATGTCCGGCGTCACCATTGCGGCGGGTTCGCCGCAACCTTTTCGGCGTGCGCGATGCGCCGAAAGAAGGTGTCGCCGGAAAAGAGCGCCTGTTGATCCGCGTCGCTATGGACCACTTCGGCCTCTGCCCGCGCGGGCGGTCCCCCCGCAGCCACGACCGAGATTTCGGACAGCGATCCATCCGCGCGCAACCGGAAGGGCGTGCCGGTGATCGTGCCGTAGAAGCCGCTGACCGGGGTTCCGATCAGCGGGCCACGGCCCGGCGTTTCCGTGCAGCCGACCCAGACCTGGACCACATGGCCGCGCTGTTCCGTCTCGGTCGCCAGATCCAGCAGATCGGCCAACGGCGCTTGCAACGTCAACTGGATCTCGCCGGGGACAATGCCTGACCCCTCTGCCGGGATCGACACCGAGCCCAGCTTGCCCACACCCAGCCAGGCTTCCCCGTCAAAGCTGATGTCGCCGACGCCGGAATGCACCCGCAGCGCGCCGTCCGGCCAGTCGATATAGGCCAGCAGCACCGGGTAGAACTGCGGCGCGGACAGCGCCGCCAGCAGATCGGCATCAATGCCGCGCGTCACCGTCACCATGGGTCCACCTCTGTGAATCCGTCCGCGTATTCCTCGGCAAAGGCCTCGATCATTTCGAAGCGGTAGAAATAGGCAGAATTGGGTTCCTGCAGCGTCTCGGGGAAGCCGTCGACGCGCATCACAATGCTTTCGCGTTCGCCCACCACCACCGTGCCAGAGGACATCGCCCGCGTCAGGTACAGCCGCACCGCGCCGGTTTCGTCGCTGGTGGCGCGGCGGGTGACAAAGGCCTGCGCCGTCCCGACCTGCACCCGTTCGCCAGGCAGGGCGATCAACGTGTTCGCCGGGTATCCGGTGCAATCCAGATAGGCCACACCCTCTGCCGTGCCCGCCGTGCCGGTGATGGCGGGCAGCGTTGACCACGCGACCGGGCTGCCCATCCAGGTCCAGCTCATCGCCTCGCCGTCTTCGCTCCAGGACACCGGCTGCAGGCCGCGTTCCGACACCGTGGGCACCGCCAGCCGCGCCCAGTGACGCGGCAGCGGGCGCACCCGCACCAGCGGCAGGACGCCGTCCAGCATGTCTTTCAGCGCCTCGATATAGCCATGGCCCAGCCCGTCCGGACCCACACCGTGCACGGTCGCACGCCAGCGGCGGCGCGTCGGTTGTGCCTGCGTGTAGATCGCGGTGCCCGCAGCCCCCGTGCCGATCTGGCCGGGGCGGGTGCTGGACAGGTATTCCGCCCGCATGAAAACCGGCGGCCAGGCGACAACCCCCGGCATCAGAGGCCCGCCCATCCGCGCGAGGCGCGCATGTTGCTGCGCACGGTCTCGACCGCGCCGCCGACGATTTCGGGCGCGGCCTGACGGATGACGAGGCCCGCCTCGTTGCGCGCCACCTCGACCATCGCCCCCATGTCCGACCGCACGATCAGTTCGGTGCGCCCGCCACCGGCCGGGACCGAGGGCATGATCGTGCCCGACCGGCCCGGCACGAACAGCTCCGGTCGACGTTCGCCCACCACGTAGGCCTTGCCCGCCTGCACCGCGCCGCCTTCGGCCCGGAAGCCGCCGAACAGGGCCGACACGATGCCGCCCAGGAACCCGCCGCCACCGCCACCGCCGCCGAACAGGCTGGCAAAGGACCTCGCCAGGTACTGCACGCCCGCGCGGATCGTCGCGTCGAGGATCCAGTTCTTCAGCGCCTGCCCCACGTCCTCGCCTGCGCGGCGCGCCTGCACCAGCGTGCCGATCAGGCCCTGGAACCCGGTTTCCAGCCGCTGGACGCTTTGCGCCTCGCCATCGGCGCCAAAGCTGTCGGCAATCTTCTTCGACGCTGCCGCCGCGGCCGACGCGGCCCCCTCGGCGCCCTCTGTGATACCGATCGCGGCGCCGGACATCAGGTCGCGACCGATCCGCATGAACACGCGGGAAGGCGACTTGGATTCGAACTCATCCTTCGATGCACCCGTAATCTTTGCCATCGCACCGCGCGCGGTGCCTATCACCGCATCAAGGCGCGATGTGATGCCTTCGCGGATCCCGTCGATCAGATCCACGCCCAACTGCTTGGCGGCGACGACAACCTCGGAAGCCGCTTTACCGACCGCCGTCGCCAACCACACCCCCAGATCCTTCAACGCCTTCGGGATCGTGTCCGCCATCGAGGCCAGGCCGCGCTTGATCGAATCGGCGATTTCCATGCCGGACTTCATCAGGTCCGGCCACATCGAGGTCACGTTGCTGATGATGTTGGTGATCGCCATTCGGATGCGCGACGCACCGCCCAGCGTGAACAGGTCCAGCGTGGCAATCGCGCCGTCAATCGCCGCCTTGACCACCGTTTTCAGCCCGTCAAAAGTGACGCGCAGATCGCCGTTGATCAGCCCGTTGTAGGCCTCGACCGCGCCGCGCAGCATGTCCTCTGCCGCGCCAAAGTTGCGGCCCACGGCATCGGCCAGCCCCGCGCCGATCTCTGCGCCGACCTTGCCCACCGCCTCCAGCGCGCGGGCCGTGGCCGGGTATTTCTGGCTGATCGCGTCCCAGTTCGACACCACGTAGGCCCCGATGCCCACCAGCGCCGCGACCCCGACAATCGCCAGTCCCAGCGGAGAGGCCAGCGCCGCGATCCCCGCCACCAGCGGGCCAACCGCCATCAGCATGGCCCCCAGACCCAGCGCCACCGGACCGGCCACCAGCGCCAGCGCCGCCGCCCCGGCCGCCACGGTCTGCATGTGCGGCGACAGGTTGCGGAACCAGACCGAGGCATCGACCGCCGCGGCGCTGATCCGTTCCAGTATCGGGGCCAGTGACGCCATCGCCTGGATCAAGATGCCCTTCACCGTCTTGGACAGGCGCGACAGGTTGTCGTTGAAATTCTCCGCCGCCTTGCCGGTCTTCTGGTCGATCACCAGCCCGAGGTCGCGGGCCTCCTGCATCATCGCCTCAAGGCCGGTCTTGCCGCCGTTCAGCATCGGGATCAGTTGCGTGCCCGACCGCCCGAACAGGTCAAAGGCCAGCGCGGTCTTTTCCGCGCCGTCCGGCATTTTGGACAGCGCCTCGGCCACATCGGCCATCACCAGAGAGGTGGGGCGCAGCGCCCCATCCGCGCCCTTGACCTTGACCCCCAGCTTGCCGAACAGTTCGGTGGTCTTCTTGCCGCCGTTGGCCGCGTCGTCCATGTTGCGCGAGAACCGCCGCAATCCGTTGTCCAGGTCACCGACCGAGACACCGGACATGTCCGCCGCATGACGCAGCGCCGACAGTTCCTCGATCGGGACACCCAGCCGCTGCGAGGTTTTCGACAGTTCATCCGCCGCGTTCAACTGCCCCCGGATCGCCACCGCCATGCCGGCCGAGGCGACGGACAGGCCGACGCCGATCTTGCGGATCGTGCGGCCCAGCCGCTGGACCCGCGTTTCACTGTCCTTCAGGCCCTTGTTGAACCCCCGGGCGTTCAGCCCGAGGGTCGCGACCATGCGCCCGGCAAAACCAGCCATTCAATGCTTCCTCATGTTTCGGAATTCCGCCCAGCTCATCGCGGGCAGGTTGCGGGTGGCCGCCGCCATCGCGCCGGGCAATTCGTCCACCGGCAGACCGCTTTCGACCCCGCGCATGGAATCGGTGACGCGCTGCAACTCGCGCCCGTCTTTGGCCCGGGTGCCTGCAAAGACCGCCCAGGCCATGTTCGCCATGTCGGACGCGCGGCGGCGCGCCGCGACATGCATTTCGATCACGTAGAGACGCAGCGTGCAGGCCCAGAACCGATCCGGGTCCAGCCCGGATTCGCGCCAGGCCACATACAGCGACAGGACGGTCAGCCGCCTGTCGCCTTCTTCTTTCCCCGCGCCTTGCCCTCTTCGACCCCCGGATCATCCGCCTTGGGCATGAAATCGGCCAGCGCACGGCCAAGCGCATCGGGATCCTGCGAGATCACGTCACCGGCCTGCGCCAGCGTCACGTCCGGGTGGTGGTATTTGAGGCTGGCCCAGATCAGGTGCCGCAGCTTGACGATGCTGACCTCTCCGGACTCGAAGGTCTCGATGGCCTCCAGCGCGTTCTGGCCCGTGGCCTCTTCGAATTCGGCCAGGGCGTTCATGTCCAGCCGCAGGGTCCAGACCTTTTTGTCGAGTGTGACATCGACCTCGGCAATCATCGGTTTTGTCATGGCGCGCCCCGTCACTCTGCCGTGATCCGGGCCTGGATGGCCATGTTCAGCGTCGCCATCATCTTGTCCTTGGGGCCGATGCCCTTGGGGACGTAGGATTTGACGTAGCCGCCATAGGTGACCGCCGTCGCGCCGGTCTTGTCGACCAGCTCCAGCTGGACGGATTCGCCGGTGTCCTCCAGACCGATCAGCAGCGTGTGCGTGGCACCGCCGGGGACGTGGTGCAGATCGACGGACCAGCCTGCCACCGGTTTCATGCCCCGGATCGATTCCTCGGTGTCATCGGGGCTGGCCAGATGCGTGGCGTCGATTTCCGGCGGGGTCTGGTCCGGGTGATCGAAGGATTCGATACCGACCAGTGTGGTCCAGGTCGGGGTCTCTCCGACGCCGATCCGGACCGTTGCGCCTACGCCGCGCGCGGCTCCGCTGCTTGCCATGATAGTCTCCTTTGCAGGTTGCGCCGCCCGGCGCGGGTCAGGTCAGGGGGTCCGCGATCCAGTGTGGCACCGCGAACATGAGGGTCAGTGTGGACACCGGGCGCTGTCCGCCCGGATCCTCGGAATAGGTGGTCTCGGTCAGGTCGGGCTGGACGTCGGTGCCGTCATAGACATCCATCACCAGCCGCTCGATTTCGGCGCTGTCCGCGTCGGCCAGGTCCTCGAGGCCGGTGCCGACCCGCTTGACCACCACCGCCAGCAGCGGGCGTCGCACGGTGCTGTCCAGGCTCTCGCGATCGCTGGTTTCGCGCGGAATGCCGGTGCCGATGGCGGGCAGATCGCCCGCGTTCACCGACTTGGCCCAGATGTTCAGCGCGGTGAAATCGCCGAACCGGTCGCTGCCCGCGATGGCGGCGCGGACATCCGTCCGCAGATCGCTGCGCCAGTCGGTCATTCGTCCAGCTCCAGTTCATACACCGCGAACCCATCCGAGGCCGGGGACACGGTGGGCAGGCCATGCGCCACGCGGAAATCTTCGCCCGGGGCCGTCGAGGGGCGCACGATGTCGCCGCGCGACAGGGCCGCCACGGCGTCACGCTGCACCCGCAGGGTGGGCGACAGGATCAGCACCGGTTCGCCATCGGCGCCCGCCACCTCGACCGGGTCGCGCCGGAACACGCCCTGCACGGTATAAGCCGCCTCGCCCTCTGGCTCGATCTCGACCGGGGCACCGAACACGCCGTTCAGCACCCCGGCCAGTCCATCGAACACGCTGGTCATCGGATCAGCGGATCGTGCCGTCCAGCAGGACCGTGCCGGTGGCAGAGGGGTTCGCCGCCGCCGCCGCTGCCGCGCCGATCAGCGTGTTGCCCGAGGCGGTGGTGGTGCAGTTCTTGGCCGTGTCGTCCCAGTACAGCTTGGCCCCCAGCGTCCAGGCCTGCGCGCTGACCTTGGCCAGTTCGAACACGCCGCGCCGCACCAGCACAACGTCATTGCCGCTGGTCACGTCTTCCTGCGCGACGCCAAAAATGGTGCCGACCAGCGCGCCCTCGCCGGACGAACGGTCATAGGGGGCCGCGATGGTGAGGTTCACCCCCTGGTTCACATAGTTCTTCATGATGGTCTCCTGTTCGGCTGTGCGCCGGAAATGAAAACGGGCGGCCTGTCAGCCGCCCGCCGTCCCTCGATCAGGCCCGGATCAAGCGCCCGGGTTCTTGTCGATGCCGCGATATTCCGAAGCGGCGGCACCAAAGATGTGGCGCGCGTTCATGGTGACGCGGTCGGGGTTCATGCCCTCGATCGTCTGCACCGTCGGCGCTTCGTACCCTTCGAGATAGGCCACCGAGATCGGCGGCAGATCGCTGCTGGCCAAATACCAGGCGGTGTCCGACCCGCCGGTGACCGCCGTGCCCAGGTTTGGCACCACGACCGGCGTCAGCGTGTTCTTGTACGGGTTTGCGTCGCTGTTCTTCGACGGCGTGATGCCGGCCACGAACTGCAGCGCGGTGACCTCCAGCGCAGGCGGCACGATCAAGGTATCCGGCGTGGCCTGCAGGAAGTCCTCTTCGTCCTTGGCGCCATAGGCCGTCTGCTGCCACATCCGCTTGCGACCCGCGCCGACCGTCGCGACCGAGATCACCGCGCCCGAGATGGCCAGGTTGCCGTGATCGGCGTGGAACAGCGCGGTCGAGTCGGATTTCAGCGCAGCGTTGGTGCGGATCAGCTTCCAGACCATGGAGGATTCCATCACCCGCGCCGCAATCGCGAATTCACGCGGGATGCGGTTCAGCGCGCCCATGTCGTCGTTGACCACCGCCTCGAAGGTCAGGTGGATCGTGCGGCCCCGGCGTTCGACAGTCAGGCCCTCGGCCTCGTCGTTCAGCGTCGCCTCCTGGTATTCGCCGTTCTCCTTGACGGTCTTGAGCTGGAAGTCGCCGCCGAAACGCACGGCGTGCAGCTCGCGGAAATCGCTGGCCGACATCGGGGTGCCGGTGACCACGTTCCAGTTCGCGCCGCGGCGGTCGTATTCGGCGATCAACGTCCGGTTCATCACCTCGGTGGTGATGTAGGCAAAATCGCTGACCCCATGCGCGCCGCCCATCATCGCGGTCGCGCGCATGCCGCGCTGGATCTGCTGCACGCGGTCATAACCGCGCCCGCCCGCCAGTTCCATGGCGACACCCGACAGGGTGATCCCGCGGAACTGCTGGCCGGGGCCGTCGTAGTTGCGCATCAGCGCCTGCACCAGCCCCTCGGTCCGGGTGTCGGTTTCGTCGCGGGTGATGCGCGCCGTGCCGCCCGCAGAGGGCACAACCGGCGATTCTGCCGAGGCCATGACCGCCAGCAGGCGGTTGCCGGCCTGTTCGGCGGGGGTGCCATCGTCAATCAGCGCGTCGATCTGCGCCTGCGACACCTGACCCGATGCCATGAAGGGGCGGGCCATGTCGGTGATCGCGCGGGCGCGGGTGCGCTCGGCTTCGGCACCGCGCCGTTCTGCGGCGGCGGTGTCGGGGGCCGACATCGTCGGCTGCGACGGCGCCGGTTGCGGCGGCGTCGCCGGGGTCTGCGGCGTCTCGACCGCCGGGTTTTCTTCCGGATCCATGTGGACCTCCGTGGTTGCGGCCCTTGGGGCCTGTGGGTGACCGGCGGTTGCGGTCGGGGCCGCCGCGGGGCGCGGGCCCCCGGCGGAATGCTGTTCGGCGCACATGCGCAGGTGTGCGATGCTGGCGGCAAAGGCCTGGCGGGCGGCGATCATGGCCGCATCCTCTGCCTCTGCGGCGGGATCATCGGCGACATCGACCACGGAATCGGCAAAGCCTGCGGCCACCGCGTCCTCTGGGCCGTAGTAGGTCTCTGCCCGCATGATCGCGCGGGCGGCATCGGCGGTGATCCCGGCGCGCGCCGCGTAGACCGAGGCGTAGACATCCGCGATCTGGTCCAGTTGCGCGGCGGCGCGCTGGTGTTCCTCGGCATTGCCAACGGTGATGTTGCTGGGGTCGTGGATCATCAGGATCGACCCGGCGGTCATCTCGATCGCATCCGCCGACATGATCATCAGCGAGGCCGCCGACATGGCCACACCGGCCACGCGCACCGTGACTTTGCCGGGATGCGCCGCCAGCGCGGCACGGATTGCCTCGCCTTCCCAGGCATGGCCGCCGCCAGAGTTGACCACAACGGTCACGTCACCCGCGAATTGCGCCAGCGCCTCGCGCACCATGCGGGCCGAAAATCCGGCCTCGCCCCAGCGGATGTAGTCGTCAATCAGGACGTCCCCGTCCAGGTAGATGACCCCGTTCAGGATCAGGTCACTGCCCTCCATCGGCCTCGTCCTCTTCGTCTGTTTCGTCTGTTTCCTCGTCCGGATCGGCGTCCGGGTCGTCGTCGTCCTTGTCCGGCTTGTCGGCATCGGCGGCCATCTTGGCCGCTGCAGAGCCACGGGCGGCGTCACCCGGCACGGCGCGGGCGGCGTCCTCGGCCCGTTCGCGGGCGATGACCTCGGGGTCATAGCCACGCTCGCGCTGCTTGCGCTGCAGGCTGGTGATGCCGCTTTCGATCTCCACGACATCCGCGCCGATTTCCTTGGCCGGGTCGATCAGCGGGCGTTTCGGCGCGGTCCATTCGATTTCGCGCGGGACCGGCGGCAGATCGCGGTTCAGCGCAACCAGCCGCCAGGTGTCGCGGGTCCAGCGCGCGATTCCGGCGCAGAACTGGCCGATGATCAACTGCCGCTGCCAGACCTCGATGAAACGGTCCATTTCCATCCGGCCCATTTTTCCGGAACTGAAATTGACTCCGCGCAGATCGCCAAAGGATTCGTAGCTGACCCCCAGCCCCATCGCGACGGCGCGGATGCCTTGGTTCATGAACTCGCTGTAGCCGTCCACCTTGGGCGGTTCGGATGGCGTCACCTTTTGCCCCGGCGCCAACCCGACAACTGCGCCGGGGGCCAGCTCGGACAGCGTGGTCCCGGCGTAGGTCTCGCCGTCGTCATTGGCCTCGACAAAGAAGGCCAGCAGCGCCGCGATCCGCTGTTTCAGGATCTGCGATTCCTGGTAGTCGCTCAATTCGCCCAGCGTCATCATCACCGGTGCCAGCCAGGGCACGCCGCGCATCTGCCCGGGGCGTTCGGTCCGGCGAATGTGCAGGATCTGGTCTGCGGGCACCCGCTTGCTGTCGAGGCTGATGTTCTTCAGCCGGGTCACGTCGCCCGGATGCCGGTCGAACAGGTGATAGGCCACCGGACGCCCGGTCGGACCGTACTCGATGCCCTCAATCACCTCGTTCTTGCCGTAGCTGGTGATCGAATCGTCCAGGTGGTCGACCTCCATCAACTGCACCTGGAAAGGCAGCACCAGGTCCGGTTCGAACCGGGTGTCGCGGATGCGGCGGCGCACCAGCACCTCGCCATCGGTGAACACCGCGTTCATCACCTGCACCTGCAATCCGCGCAGGTCGTTGACGCCGTAGACGTCGAGGGCGGGTGTCAGCAGGTGCTGGCGCAGCACGTCCATCGCAGCCTCGGAGTCGTCCGGGCTCTCCATCCGGACCGAGGGCAGGATGCCCGTCCCCACCACGTTGCCGGTGATCACGTCACGGCCCCGGACCGCCAGCGCGCGGTTACGCACCATGTCGCGGCTCAGGGCGCGCAGGCGGGCGCGGTTGCCCCAGGCGGCGGCATCCGCCGCCGTGGCCGGGGCTTTCCAGCCATAGGTGCGCCGCCCTTTCGAGGCCGCGTCATAGTTCATGATCGCGGTGGCGGCGGATTTCGCCTTGATCCGGCGCAGCCCGCGCTCAGGCGCGATGCGCAGAATGGTCCGGTCCAGCCAGCTCATGTCACAGCCCCCGCGCGGTGGTCGGATAGCTGACCGTCATCGCGCCCGAGGAGCCGCCCGCGATTTCCGCCTCCATGACCTTTATCTGGCGGCGCATCTCGCCCAGCGAGGGATATTGCACCTCTTCGCCGTTCATGCGGACGCGCGTGACGCCGCGGGCGACGGCTGCTTTCAGCGCGTCGACCTGCTCTTGTGTGTAGGCCATATTACCCTCGGTTCGGTGTGTGGCTCAGAGCCGGGCGGCGGGACGGCGTTCGCCGGGCTGACCCGGCGACGTCGGGATGACGCACCCGCGACGCGTGCCGAACGATCCCGGTGCCAGCTCGACGTGACGCTCATGCGCCACGAAACCGGCAGTCTCATCGCCGCGCGGATGCGCCTCGATCCATGTCCAATAGGGCTCTGGGTTTCCGTCGATCAGGCGCCAATGCCCGATCACCCAATGCCCGCGCTTCGATGTCTGCGCGCCACATTCCAAGACGTCTGACGACCTCTTGCTGGTGTCTGGCCGCTTGACCCGCATCCTGTTGAAAGAAAAAAGCGGAAGCCGTTGGCTTTTTCGGAAACTCATCGCCCGTCTGGCTGGCGAAAGATCGCGCCCTGGCGATACCTTTTCGCGGGTACAGGCCCTCGGAGAGCAAACAAGTGCGCAAAGAACCAGGAAATGGCCAAAACAACTGCCCAGAAAGTCTTTATCCAGCCTTGCTCCAAACGGGCTGCACTCTATTTTGGAGGTCGAGCCAGACACCAGGTCAATGAAGCGGGCGCGGCCTGCACAGTAGACATTTTTGCTGGCACGGCCACAAAGCCAGACCCAAACGCCGTCAAAGAAGAAACCACAATTATCAAACTCAATCCAAAACTCAGGTAACAACGGCCTCATGTCTTCGAAACAGGACATCTGGGAGGCAGCCGCCCTGCGGGCCGCATCGGCGATAATATCATTGTCGGCTTGTAAAAAGACGAACCTTTCGACCATTGGAGCAAATTTGTCGGAATGATTCCTGTCGGGAAGACGCAACGCCCTCGCAATATCTTGCTCCGTGACACTGGTGCGCTTTGAGCTTTCTATCAGCCTGTCCGCAATCGACTTCATGAAATCACCTCTTTTTGGTTGTTGGTGTGATCTTCGAGAGTTTCACCGAGCTGCGTTCAGCCTCGGTTCAGGTAGTTGATCCGCACCGGCCCGGCGGGGCCGCGCGGTGCGTCAGGTTTCTTTGGGGCCGGTCCGGCATCGTCCAGCGGCACGGCAAAGGCGTTCTCCGCACCTCCCAGCGCCCATGCAGGCGGGGCCGACCAGTCGATCCGCAGCAGCCCCTTCAACTCGGCAGCGGCGCGGGCCTGCACCGACAGGTCGGTGCCCTCGTTCCGCACCTGCCCCGGCTTTTTCTCCCAGCCGTCCGACGTGCGTTCCTCGGCCACGTATTCGGCCAGCATTTCGTCGTCCCGGCCCATCCACTCGGGCAGCCAGAACGCGCCCGCCCCGCCGCTGGCCTTTTTCAGGCTGGCCTCGAACGTGTCCTTCAGCCGGTCGGTCGCGATGGTCAGCAGCTTGATGCCGCGCGCCGCCTTGCCGCCGTGGCCGCGTTCGGGCCGTTCGTATTTCACGCGGAACGGCACCTTCCATCCGCCCTGCCCGCGCGACACCCGCCAGACCCTTGCGTCGCCTGCCGTGCGGCGGGCGCGCAGGAATTTCTCGGCATTGTCGCTGACCCCGGGCTTGCCCTGGAAATCCACGACCACATAAACCGGCTTCAGCCCGTACCCGGCCCCGGCCACCGGCACGACGCGCGAGGAAAGCGCCTCCAGCACCTGCCAGTCCTCGATGTACCGCGCCGGGTCCAGCTTGCGCGTCTCTCCCTCGATCGAGGCATTCGGCGCGCCCTTGGGCGGCTGGGTCAGGTCGAACCTGTCGACCACCTGCGCCTGTCCGTCCTCGCCCCAGGCGGTGATCTGCACCGGGAACCATGTTCCCTGCACGTCCACCGATATGGTGATGAACCGGGTCCAGTCGGGCGCGGTGCCCTTGTCCGCCGGTTGCAGGTGGTCGCGCAGGAACTGCACGCCCAGCTCATCCTCGCCCTCGGCACTGGGCCGCAGGTGCGGCACGCCGATCTCGGTGTAGTGCACGCGGGCCAGGTCCGTGTCCTCGCCCAGCGTCTCTGCCGTGCGGCGGGCGTTGAGGTAGTTCGACACCATCTCGGACCAGTTCGAAAAGCTGGCCGCCGCCCCGTTCAGGTGATAGCTGGCGATCATCGTCTTGCGGATGCGTGGATCATCCACCGACACCAGCGAACCGTCCTCGGCCTCGTGCCGCCAGCCGCCCTGCCCGTTCAGGATCGCCCGGTTCATCCCGATCTTGTGGCGGTGTTCGTACAGCGCTTCGCAATGCGGACACTGCATCCGCGCCGTTTCCCCGGCGGCCCCGGGCGACAGGCTGTCGTCATAGACCAGCGCATCGAACCGCGGTTCGAACTCGACCCCGCAGTCGCGGCATTCCCAGTACAGCCGCCCGCGCGTGCCCTCGTTGTACAGCCGGATGATGCCGCCCTTGACCGGGGGCATTTCATGCGGGGCCTCTGGCGTCACGCGCCAGCTCTTGTCGGTGACCGGGTAGGCCGGTGATCCCTCTGCCAGGACACAGCCGCGCGACAGGTAGGTCTTGATCCGCTGCAGCGCCATGCCAAAGGGCGAGCCCTCGGGGTTGTCCTTGCCGCCCAGGACCAGCGGCATGTGGTCGTAATCCGTCAACAGCACCAGTCCGTAGGTGCCGCCCGACAGGATCGTCGGTGTCGGATAGCCGATGGTCAGGCGCATCCCCCGGAACCGTTTCCGGCTGAAGGTGCTGTCTTCGCGGGCGCGGCCCAGCCGGTCGAACAGCGCGGGGCTGTTCAGGATCGCCGGGTCCAGCTTGTCTTCGACCCAGATGTCCCGGTCGCGCTGCGTCATGTGCACGATCAGGATCGGGCGCTGATCGCC